CTATTGTCAAGCATGATTTTGGTGCTCATCCAAGGAATTGAGCCTTGATCTTCCACTTACGAGGTGGATGTTCTTGCCATTGAACTAGACGAGCGTATTTGATGGACCGAGAGGGATTCGAACCCCCATAGTTTCTGTTATGAGCAGAGGGCATTGACCATTATGCTATCAGTCCTAAATGAATGTGTGTGATGATGGAGTCGAACCATCTTACCGCAACCAGCACAACCATTTTCAGATTGCAAGAGGACTTGAACCTCTAGGCCACGCGCGCGTTTGTCTCGCCGATTACCGAATCGGTCTTCACACACAACTTGGTACCACACTCTGGAGTTGAACCAGAAGCTCCGCGCTTATGAGACGCAGGCGATGAAACCGCATCGTGTGGTATATTGGCTCCCCCGGTTCGATTCGAACGAACGACCCTAGAGTTAACAGCTCTATGCTACTACCGCTGAGCTACAGGGGAATAAATTGGTGTGGGCTATAGTAAGAGCGTCGCATCTTACCATTGATCTCTTTTCCAATCCCCCACACAGACTGGAACGTATTTGCTTCTTGACTCCAATTCGCTAACAAGCAACAAAAGAGCGAAAGGTTTGATACTCCCTTGCGAGACGCCGCATCAACACGGCCTGTTTTTTATGATAGCCCATTCACCCGCTCGGAAAAACCAGTAAACCTAGTGAATGCTGTTTACTTTCAAACCTTCACCAACAAACAGTAAGAGTGTGAATGGCTCTCTAGCAAGACCCTTGATCCCTATCGGAACACTATAAATAGTGTTCCGCATCAAACCCCTTACTAGAAACTGGCGCTCCTGGCAGGAATGGAGTAAATTCTTCACATTCTTTCAATGACTTCAATATTACGATATTGTCATATTGAGAATGTAATTTCATTAGTTTATAACTTTGTGCGCGAATAGCCGCAGGATTTTTAGGATCCAAATAAACATCATAGTCTATCAGATAGAAATCCGGAAAGTAATGATGTTTGTTGTTTGAATCATCAATCCATTGAATGGGTCTAGGTCTAATCCATTTAATGTTCAATGCATCTAATCTTTTTGCAAGAGCAACTTCCCAAGAAGAATCCATCATGATATCTTTGTAATAAAGAATATTTCTTTGCAATCTTCTATGAGTAGAAGCCAGTGCTTTCTCTCGCATCTTTTTCTTTGTTGCTTCTGTATGTTTTACACCAGGCTTTCCTACTTTTGCCAAATTACAAGCAACATAAGCTCCGCGCAAATGTGCTTTCTTTATTCCTTCTAAAGCTTTTTTTCTAGCTTCTGGTGTATTCAATTGTTGAGCATTATTTTTTTGCTTATAAAAAGCAACTTTTGGATTTTTGACACACCATCTAACATGATTAGCCATCCATCCGCTTGGCTTATCATTCAAAGGAAATTTTTCATTACAATATTCACATTTGCCAATTTCTTCTCGTTTTTTATAAACGCCAGAACAAGCAATAACGTGTTTATTATAATTTCCACCTTTGTTAGCAAAGAAATTTAAACACTTTGAACATTGAGTTTTTTTCATTTTTACACTTTAACTGGCGCATCCGGAGGGACTCGAACCCCCATGTGTCCAATTAGCTTTCTCCAGTTTAGAAGACTGGCGGCATACGGATGCATAATTTCTATTGTGCATATTACGCTATGTGCTTGGCATTGTCAAGCACTAATTTGGCGGAGGGTAGAGGATTTGAACCTCTGGAACGTTTTTTGGACGTTCGACTCGTTAGCAATGAGCTGCTTTAGACCTGACTCAGCCAACCCTCCATAATGGCAAACGGTGTAGGAATCGAACCCACCTCTCTGGTTTTGGAGACCAGGGCACAACCACTATACCAACCGAATATCTAATGGTTTTCCCTCATGGATTCGAACCACGACTATTCCGTTCAGAGCGGAGTGGCCTACCAGTTAGCCGAAGGGAAATCAAAATTGAAGCTAAATAGATGTGGACCACGATGTTACAAGCATCCGCCCACTCTAATAGCTTACAAGGAGCCATCAGCAATGTCTAATCTATTTATTTACTATGTCTATGCTTATTTGCGCTCAACAGATTCTGAATCTGGAGCAGCGGGAACACCATATTACATAGGTAAAGGAATAGGAAAAAGAGCATTCAAAAGACATCATCGTATTCCCATACCAAAAGATAAATCTAAAATAGTATTCTTAGAATGTGATCTATCGAATGTTGGAGCTTGTGCATTAGAGCGCAGATACATTCGTTGGTATGGACGTAAAGACATCAACACCGGAATTCTTCTAAATCGCACAGACGGCGGCGAAGGTGTTGAAGGTCATCGACATGATAAAGATACTATTGAAAAAATAGCAAAATCATCGATAGGTAGAATTCCTAAGAATAAAGGTATATCTAAAGTATGGTTTCATGACGAAGAAACTAAAGCTAAAATTAGCAATATAAACAAAGGTAAACCTAAATCTGAAGAGACCAAAAGAAAAATATCTCAATCTTTATTGGGCAAATCCAATAAAGGCTATAAAAGAAAATATAAACTAATGTGGATAACAAATGGAATTATCAATTCCAGAATCAGAAAAGACACTGTCATCCCTAAAGATTATAGACAAGGAAGAACAGTTATATAAATGGCTGGGGAAGATGGATTCGAACCACCATAGACGGAGTCAAAGGCCGTCGTCCTACCCGTTAGACGATTCCCCAATAAACTGGTATCCCTAACGGGATTTGAACCCGTATTTTTGCCTTGAGAGGGCAATATCCTAAACCGTTAGATGATAGGGACATGAAATTTGGTGGGAGACTAGAGGGAATTGAACCCTCACCTGCAGATTCACAGACCGCCGTCCTCAACCATTAGACGATAGCCTCCACAAATTACAATAAAGAAGCATACTTTACCATTTTAAATTGGTGGACCCTAGGAGAGTCGAACTCCTGATTTCGGTATGCAAAACCGACGTGTTCCCACTAGCACTAAGGGCCCGTTGTTTGGAGGACCAGCTCGGATTCGAACCGAGAACCTACGGAGTAAGAGTCCGACGCTCTACCAATTGAGCTACTGGTCCATAATTCGTGAAAGTTCCTATCATAATCATCGTCACTTTCAAACCGTTAGTAATTAGATTTTGCGATCTGACTACATTTGTGAAAGTTCCTAGCATACGCCCATCGTCACTTTCAAACCGTTGGCAATAAAAACGCAAATTCTTATTGCATTCGTCTCTAAATTGGTGGGCCGTGACGGGATTGAACCGCCGACATTCGCCGTGTAAAGACGCTGCTCTGCCGCTGAGCTAACAGCCCATATTTGGTGCTCGGAGTCGGAGTTGAACCGACAACATTTAGTTCCTAAGACTAACGCCTCTGCCAGTTGGGCTATCCGAGCATATTCGGTGACACGCACAACCTACCTCGTGCTATGTCCTTTCTTTCGTGGATAGGTACGGCATGTTTTATCTCAAAAACATGCAAAATTGGTAGAGCATAGGGGATTCGAACCCCTGTTAGCGGATTGAAAGCCCGCGGTCCTAGGCCTCTAGACGAATGCTCCATAATGGCGGAAGCGGTGAGATTCGAACTCACGGGACCCGTAGGCCCTTCAGTTTTCAAGACTGACGGATTAAACCACTCTCCCACACTTCCATGTAATTGTCAAAGGGCTCCACAAATGTCGGTGCCACCGCACATTTGCGACTTCGTTGGATTCGCGCAACCCAACTAGCTATTCTCCACCTGGCTAGGCTTCATCGAATAACACCCTTATGTGCTAGACTACCATAGAGCCTAGCACAATTGGTTGCAGAGACAGGACTTGCACCTGTGGCCTTCTGGGTATGAGCCAGACGAGCTGCTGCTGCTCCACTCTGCGTTATGATACTTGATTGTGTGCATCATTCGATAACAACCGCCGAGTCCGCCCTACTGGGCCACGGCCCCTGCTTCGTTTGATGCACACAATCAAGTATCATTGATACTTGTTTCCCGAATTTTACTCTCTGCGTTATCGCCGCAGATTTCATCCTCGGTTC